ATGATTGAGCCGTATCCAAAGAATCCAGCAATTGCAACGTTCAAGGCAAAAACCGTTGGAACGGTAAGGGCTCCCCGGGGGTTCAACTCCCCCCGCGCGCACCATACATAGCCGCTCTGAACGTTGGAATACCAACGATCGGAGCGGTTTCTTATATGTGCCGAAATAAAAAATTCCCCAAAAATTCCCCAAGCGCCAGAAAAGCCTCACTCATACCTCTCCTTCTGGAGGTTAGGTGACATGGCCAGCATTCTCCCCTACGAGACGAAGAACGGCAGGAAGTGGCGCGTGAAATACCACACGCCGGATAACGGGTCCACTGCGAAGAGCGGCTTCAAGACGAAACGCGAAGCCCAGCTGTGGTCTGCGGAGAACATCGTCAAGATGTCTACTGGCGACTACGTGGCCCCCGCCGACGGCAAGATCACCGTCGGCAAGCTGGGACCGGAATGGCTCGACGGCAAGCGCGGCGTGATGAAGGCCTCCTCCATCCGTTCCCTCGACACCTCGTGGAAGATATGGGTGGAGCCTCAATGGTCAGGCCGGCAGCTCAACACGATCCGCAAGAGCGAGGTGCAGAAATGGGTGTCGGGCATGGCTGCGCAGCGTTCCGCCACCGTCACGTTGCGGGCGTTCGGAATTCTCAAGGGAATCTACGAGGCTGCGCAAGATGATCGATTGGTGCGGTATACCCCGTGCGAGGGTGTGAAGCTGCCGGTCAAGCGGCCGAAGGGACGCGTCTATCTCAATGAGGAGCAGTTGTTCGCGCTGTCGCGTGAAGCCGGCACCTACCGGCTCAGCTACGCCGCGTTCATCCTGGTACTCGGATTATGCGGGCTGAGATGGGGCGAGGCATCACGACTGAGGGTGAAGGACATCCTATTCGGTTCGCGCCGCATCAGGGTCGAAGGCAGCGCCACGAAGGTGGGCAGTGAGATCGTCGTGGATTCCACGAAGGGCAATGCACGCAGAGAGACGATCCTGCCGCGGGCAGTGGCTCGTCTGCTGCGTCCGCTGTGCGACGGCAAGACCGATGATGAGCTCGTGTTCATTGAGTCGGATGGCGCGTACATGCGGCAGCAGAGCGTGGGCAAGGGCCATAACGGCTGGTTCAAGAAGTGCCTTTTGACATGTGGTCTGCCGTTGCTGGCACCACATGACCTGCGGCATACGGCTGCCAGCATCGCAGTGCATAATGGTGCGAACGTCAAGGCATTGCAGCGCATGCTGGGCCACAAGAGCGCGGTCATGACGTTGGACATCTACGCGGATCTCTTCGATGACGATCTCAACATTCTCACCGACCAGATCGACGATGCGACGGATGATTTTGAACGGGCGGCTTAGTGTGCTGAACTTGCATTAATATATTAGCTATGCTAATATATTAATTATTGAAAGGAGGTGAGAAATGGAAAACATATGGCAGGCAATCACCGCAGTGGGAACGCTCATCACGGGAATCGCAGCACTGATAGCGGTTTTCAGAAAGCCACCCGAGAAATAGCGGCAAAGGGGTTCCGAATAGACTTAGTATCCGGAACCCCCGGCCTTCCATTCTTCCATAATCATCATGAACACAAAAACAATGGGAATCATCGCCCTCGCCTGCGGAGTCTGCAGCATCGGGCTCAGCTGGTGGAACCCCTACGCCGCCGGAGCCATGGGACTCATCGCCGGAGTCTGGGGTCTCCTCGCCAGCATGGAGAAGAAATGACACGACGCTACCTCAGCCTCACCGAAGTCGCGGAACGCATCGGAGTCAGCCGCGCCGCCGCCGCCATCTACAAACTTCCCGAACCAGAAGTCACCGTCGGCAAAGCACGCGGCTGGCTACCCGAAACCATAGACGCATGGAACGCAGCCAGACCGGGACATGGTGGACGACCGCGCAAACAGAAGAGAGTCGTCACCGAAAAGCGAAGAAAGAACACATAGATACTCTGCAACCAGATGCGAGAAAGCCCTGCCTTATTAAAAATTCAAGGCAGGGCTTTCTCGCGGCTAGATCTTATTTCGCACTGAGCCTGTTGGGGTTGTACGCGACCCCGAAAGCTGCGGCGATGGAGCCGAAGCCCGTGCCAACGAGCCCAGCGAGCGTTGTCACATAGTGCGGCAGGTTCAGGTCTGCTGCGATGCCCAGGATAATGAAGCTGGCCGCGGCCACGATCACTCCGAGAATGTAGATGACAGTGCGGAAGGTGTCGGAGAACTTCGGCACATATCCCTGCCCGCTAGCACTTGCAGGCTGAACTTCACTGACCTTGTCAGAATTCTCGTACTTGACCGTCACCGGCACCTGACCAGCTTTGGCCAACGCATCCGCAACACTGGTGGCAGTCTGCTCGTTCACCACTGTTGCGGTGAGGTTTCCTTCTTCATCGGTGTTCACGCTGCCGATGGTGCCCACGGTGATGGTGTCCTTCGCAGTGTCTGTCATTTGGTTGCCTCCAGTTCCTTCTTGAGTCCCTCGATGATCGCCTTGTTCTGCTCCGCCTGGCTCCGGGTAGCGAGCGCTTCGAAACGGACCGCCCATGCCCCGTTGAACGTCAAGAGTGGTAGGTCTTTGCCGTTGCTGGCTTTGTATGCGGTGTTGATGGCGTTGAGTTCGTCGGGGTTGCCGATGCCGACGGGGGCGTGGATTCCGTCCCAGTATTTGATGCCTTTGAATTGGTCGCTGCCGTAGGCGATGGCCATAGTATCCTCCTTGTTGCTGTTGGTGTTGTTTGCTATCGGGCCGTTGCCGAGGAGGGCGTTGGCTCGGTCGATGATTTCCTGCCACCGTAATGGGTTCACGCACTTATCCGGGCAGGCGGGATGAGTGTGGGGCGGTATTTCCCTGTGGAGCATGATGTTCTGTCCGTGCACGAGTTTCGGCCATCGCATGCGTTGGGCGATGTTTGCGCATAGTTGAGCGCTGGCTTCCACGCAGGCGTCCGTGTTCGCGTAACCGTTGAGACCGCCGGCATGCTCGATGCTGATGCTGCGCCTGTTGCTGTTCATGGAGCCGTCCGCCCACGCCGCATAGCGTTCGTTGACATACTGGTGGACGGAACCGTCGGAGCCCACGCCATAATGGCTGCTCGCCTTCGACCCCGCGTTCCTGAAGACCGAATCCGTTCCGGCCAATCCTCCCGCCATCACATGCAGCGAGATGTATGCGGGAGCGAGACCCGAGCGGCTCGAATGGTTCGGGCTCGATACCTGTGTTATTCGCATGCTTTCTCCTTTCTATTAGTCGTTGTCACTGAACAAGTCCTCAGGTGCCGGCGGGGGCGGGGGCGGTGCCCCCCGGTAGATGTGGTCTTGGAGCTGCCGGTTCCAGAGCCAGAGCTTCTGGTTGTCGCGTTGGATATGGAGCAGAACCTTCGTGGTGGTGAGCTTGTTGCGGGCGGCGCTCACCATCGCTTGAATCGCAGCACCGGCAACGACACCACCAGCACCTACGAGAGCAACGATCACGTCGGCGGAAATAGGGAGCATCACAGCGCGGTCCTCTTCCACATGAAGCACGTGATGAAAGGCTGCAGATTGTTGTGGGGCTGGTCTCCGCCGGTCTTGCCGGTTCGCTGAGAACCGGAACTGTCGAAACCGTTCGTCTGGCTCGGTTCAACTTTGACCCAGTTGTTGCCGTTACCGCGCTGGTGATCATGGCTTGGCATTTCTGCGACGGTGAGTTTATGGGTCTTCTCGCCGCCGGTCTTCTCCACCGTGCTGAATGACTCATCCGCCGTATCCACACCGACAGGTACCTTGCCTTTGCCCCATTCGACCCACTCGCCACCTAGATAGGTCGATGGGTTCCCTGCTTTCGTGGTGATGTAGATACTACCGACCGGATAGAGAGCACGGGCAATAACACTCGCCTGCTGCACCGCCATGAGGGGCGCGGATTCGACACGCATGTCACCAGTGTTCTTGTCGTAGATCACCAGATCATTCACACTGTCGACACTGCCCGCACCAACAAATCCCACACTCCTGCCAGCAACGTTCAAACGTGCCACGAGATAACGGTTCGCCCCGATGTCGTAAACAGTAGGTTCCTTATCAGCCTTCCAGTATCCGTTGATGTAGAGCAGGCCTGGTTGCACGGTTATCTTCGTTCCCGACGCACTCGGCTTGTACGAGTCGGCCGCGCTGACCGTGGTACCAAGTCGTGCGACACCGTTCGTGTAATGCGAGGCGATGACGTAGTTGAAATCCTCCTGCGTGTATTCGCGATCCGTGTTGACCGAATCCCAGAATCCTCCGTTCGCTTGAACCATGTTCAGAGCACCTCCAGTGTCTCTTCGATTGTTTGGGTTCCCGCGTCCTCTTCCACTCTGGTTTCGGACACGATGTACTTGTTGCCACTGCCACCGATCCACGCGTTCAGCTGCGTTCCGACCGGATGAGGGGATGTGGCGTTCACCCTCACGTCTATGGTTTCCGGATTCGACCTGAGTCCGGCGCGGGCACTGGCGGCGGCAGCGTTCTGCGCCTGCTGCAGGCTCCACCCGTCCTTGGCTTCCACGTCGATGGAGCCCTCGCGGAAGATGGGGGTGGTGGAGTCCGTCCCCTGCCACGTCCACGCGGTCTGCTGCTTGCCGTCCGCTTGGATGCTGGATTTGCCGCGCACACGGGTCTGCAGTATCGAATAGTCGATTTTCCTTCCCACCAGCGTGATGCTGCCGTCGATGTCGGAGGCCAGAAGAGGTGTAGCCGTCCGCCGGTCTTCGAGGGTCAGGGTGAATCTGAGGGGTGCGAGCTGGATGATCTGGTGGCCTTCCACGGCTTGCTCGTATTTCCACCAGTAGAAGCGCAGTGGATCCAACAGTTCCTCCGAGATCTCGAGCAGCGTTTTGCCGTCGGGATCGTAATCCGTCAAAGTGGAGGTCTCTGCTGCTGGACTCACTCCGAGGTAGGGCAGTCCTCTGAGGTTGGCTTGCACGATGGTGGCGAGCGCTTTCGTGGTGGTGCCGCTGTAGAGGGTTCCGCGTGCGTCGGCTCGCACTCGGTCGAGGAGCGCGTCGGGGGTGCGGCCTTTGAGGGTGAGGCTGTTGTCCTTCTCGCTCCATTCGGCCGAGTCGATGATGTACATGTTGTTGTTGCCGAGCACGTAAGCGACCTGCGTCATGAGGAAGGGCGCGGCGTCCTTCTGACCGATGGATTGGAGCACGGCTTCGAGCTGGCCGGGGTCGCGCAGCGAGTCGATGGTGAGGGTGTGGAAGTTCGCGTCGCCAATCGGCTGCCGACGCCATTCATCATCGAGGGAGAAGCAGGAGATGTACATTATGCCGCCTCCGCTATCACGTTCTTGAGGACGATGGTTTCGAAGATCGCTTCGGACGAGCCGGAAGCCGTCACGGTGACGCGAGTGGTCCCCGAAGGCAAAGTGAAGAGTTGGGATTGGCTGTAATCAAGGCTGGTGATGTCGGTCTTGCCGTCCATGGTGACGGAGAACGCCGGCACCGTCTCGATACGTAGCGTGCTTCCTGCTTGAGGTTGTGAGACTCCCCCCATGCCCGAGGTGGAGCCGTCGGGGAAGGTGGCTTCGATGCTCCATGTGGCTTCTGGATCCATGTCGGGGAATCTGAGGGTGAGACGCCATCCGATGGGGTTGATGCTGGTGTTGGTGACGTCGACGTAGCTTTGGTTGATGACGTTGCCCAAAGTGAACTTCTGCGTGTTCGTCGGTATCGTCCAACCACCGTTGGTGCCTTGGAACGGGTAGCTGGTCGCCTCCTCTTTGAGGAACGCCCCGTATTCGCTCACGCAGGTCACATCGACGAGGTCGCCGTCCGCCGTGCTCCATGGTTCGGGGTCGACGCTGGTGACTGAGAATCTGAATGCCGGCAGACCGTACACAGTGTGCAATGCAGCTGTGTAGAGTCCTGGCTGTTCGAAGAAACCGATGATCCTGCGGAACGTGGCGCCGGTTTCGTCGACCCTGCGGACTTTGAAGGTGAGGGTGAACTTGTGCTCATCGAAGTATTGGCTGACGGGGATCCTGCGCCCGTCGCTGCCGGTCTGATACGTGGTGTCCTTATAAGAGGAGGCGTAAAGATCCTTGCTGGACACTTCGATATCGTTGCCGTCTCCGATCTGGAGAACGTCGCCGTTCGCATGGTCGAACCTCACCTGGTCGATGATCATTGCACGCTCCTTACCGCTTGCCTTGTGTCCCTATAAACGTCCATGAGACTGCTGGGCGGGTTCATGTACTGATTGACGACCACACCCCCGCCTGCAGCACCGAGCGAACCATCGACGCCCACACCGATATCCGTGGAAGCCAATCCGAGGGTGAAACCGTTCCACACCTTCTGAGCGCTGGGAATGCCGTTCTCGACGCCGATGACGAGACCGTCGACGAGCCAGCCGCCGAAGCGTTCCGTCTTCCACGAGGGCGAGCCGATGCCGAAGATGTGCTTGATACCGTCAAGCACCGCGTTGCCGAAGCCCTTGATCTTGTCGAGAACCCAACCGGTCGCATTATTGATGCCGTTCCACAAGCCTTCGACCAGCCACCTGCCCACACTGCCAAGATTGCCAACAGCGTTCTGGAAGGTGCTGCCCACACTGCGGGCGATATTGCCGATAGCGCTCCACACCTTGCCAGCAGCACCTCCAATGCCTGAAGCAAGCTGACCGATGAGCTGGCCACCCATGTTCAGCAGCTGCCCCAACCCGGAGCCGAGTCCTTTGATGATGCTGGCGATGATCGCAGGCAGCTGCGCGACGATGCCCGGTATCGCCCGGGGAATCGCAGTCGCCAAGGCGAGGAACAGTTGAATGCCACCCGCGATCAGCGCGGGCAGGTTTGCTATCAGTCCACTCACGAGCGACTGGATGATCTGCGGCAGCGCGGCCACCAGCTGGGGAATGATGATGGGAATGGCGTTCACCAAAGAGAGCAGCAGCTGGATCCCCGCGTTGATGATCATGGGCAGTCCCGTCACCAAAGCGGTCACGATTCCACCGATGATCTGCGGGATCGCCGCAGCAAGCACGGGTATCACCGTCGGCAGGGCAGCCGCGAGCGCGGTCACCAATTGCAGCACCCCTTGGATGAGAAGGGGCAGCGCTGTGACCAACGCGGTCACGAGGGACTGGATGATGGTCGGCAGTTGGGCGATGATGGCGGTCATCGCGTTCTGGATCGACAGGAGTATCAGTGGTATCGAGGTCGACAATGCTTGCGTGATGCCGTTGATGATCGTGGGAATCTGCGCGGCGATCTGCGGCATGGCCTGGCTGATGCCGGTGGCCGCCATGGAGATGAGGGACGCGAAGTCATCGATGAGAATGGGAGCGAGGTTCGCCAACCCGGTGCCGAGCTGGTTGATGAGTCCCGGCAGCTGCTTGCCGACGGTGGGCCCCATCTGAGCGAACGCGTCGGTCACACCGTTCAACGCCTGCATCATGCCGGTGAGAACAGCGGGCGCAAGCTGCGTAAGTCCCGTTATCAAGGACCCTGCCATCTGAGGTATCGCGGAGGTGATCGCTTGAATCATCGACGGCAACGCGGTGGAGATCACCGACGTGATCTGCGGAATGAGCCCAGTGATTGCTGTGAGAATCGTCGGGAAGGCTCCGCTGATGACCGTGCCCACGCCCGTCACCAGGCTCGGCAGAACCGTCATCACGCTTTTGACCATGCCCGTGACCGCAGTGCCCAAGGTTTGGATGGAAGCATCCAGCATAGTGGGGTCGCCCATGCTTTGAAGCACGTTGCCCCACGCGCCCTTCAGAAAATCAAGAGAACCCGACAGCGAGTCCGTTTCCTTGGCGAAGTTGCCGGCAGCATACTGGGTCTTCTCCATGAACAGCTGGTAGGCAACACCCACCTTCTCCGCTTGGCTCATCGACTGCCATGATTTCGTCATGCCTTTGGATTGGGCGTAGGCGGCGAGACTGGTGTCGTTCATCGCGACGCCCAGATTGTCCATCATGGTGAAGTTGCCCTTGGCAGCACCGGTGACGGCTTCCATCGCGTCGCTGACGGAAACGCCCATCACGGATGCCACGTCGGCCGCACGCTGGCTCATGCTCATCGACATGGAGGATGCTTTGGCCTGATCCACGCCCACGCCTTGGAAGAGCGCGCCCATCTTGTTGGCGGTCTCCAAAGCGGCGTTCGTGCTCAATCCCATGCTGCCGGCAGCCTGCGCGGCCCACTGCTTCACCGCGTTGCTGGAGCTGCCGAACACCGCTTCCACACCGCCCATGGACTGCTGGATGTCAGCCTGAGCCTTCAACGCCATGCCACCCAATGCAGCGATGCCGGTTGCTGCGGCTCCCACGCCCTTCAACGCGAGGGAGCCCATCTTCTTCACACCATTTCCGAACGCGGAAGCGGATTTGGTGACGGCCGCTGTGGCGGTGTCGACGATCTTGCTGCCGGCCGACTTGATGTCACCCCCCATCAGGGCCATGACCTTGCCGCCAAGGTTCTTCACCTTGCTCAGGTCGGGAACGACGCCGACCTGCCATGTTTCGTTCATCGCCATGAGGTCACTTCTTCCTTCTCAATCCGGAGGATCGGGTCGAGGCTCCCATGTCTTCCTTATGGGCTTTGGCTTGGTTGGTGATGGTCCAGAAGAAGAAGTTCTTCGACACCTTGCCCGTCTTCGACGTGGAACCGTAGTGGTAGATGACGCGCGGCTCGGAGGGGTATCGTGCTGATGTCTTGGATTCTGAGAGGCGTTTGGCCGCGATGCCGCTGGCTTGCACCTTGGCGGCAAGCTTGCCGTTCTTCGCATCCTTACTCACCCAGTCAGGCGTGTGGTTCTTGACCTTCAACGTTGCCTTTCCTGCCATGCTTCATCTCCTTCCACTGTTTGATGTCCCTGCGCGCCTTCTCGATATCGAAGCCCCGCTTCGGCTTGCTGCCACGTTTCGAGTTCTTGACGAGTTGGACAGCTATCTGCCGGCTCTTCGGCATCTGCTTGCGGGCCAGCGTGTAACTCGTCCGGTTCGCCGCATCGACGCTCAACGCGGTCAGAAGCTCCAAACCGGAAGCACCGTTGTACTTGCGTGCGGTTGCCGAATCATCCGGCAGCGTCTGATAGAGCGCACTGAGCTTGTCCGGTGGAATCTCCGTCCTGTAATCGCGGATTCCCCAGTATCTGAGCAGATCGCTGTACCCCTCTGCCGTTTGCGCCCAACCAAACGCGAGGAGTGTTATTTTCCCTGCTGTTGAATCTCCGTGACCAGTTCCATCGCGAAGTTCTCAATCTGAGTGGGATCGTCATCGAACATGGCGACCACCTGCTCCTTGTCGTCACCGAAGAGGATGTCGAGGAACTGGTAGAGCGCGAACTTGTCGCCGGTCTCCTGCATCTTCGACCCCAACGTGGCCATGCTCTCCTGGAACGTGTAGGACTTCTGCATGCGTTCGATCACGTTCGTCTTGATGCGCTCTCCCAGTTGCTGACGCTTGTTGGGGGCCTTCTTCACTGGTTTCTTCGCTGTGGTTGCCATTAGTGGTTCCTTTCACCATTTCCTTGAGTTGGTCAATCCCCGCACCGCCGCGATGGCCGCATAAGCGGGAAGATTGCTTTTCCTGTTGTTGCAGGCCGCATGAGCGAGCCGCAGATTCGCCGGGTCAGTGGGTTTGCCGCCCTTGCTCACCGGCATCACATCCTCAAGCTGGGGCGCCATGGGATGTCCTGCAGGCAGATTCTTATCAACAGGCTCGCCGCAGATGTAGCAGAGAGATTCGCGGGCATACACGATCTGACGGGCGTGGGCGCGTGCTTTCGGCGAACCGTATTTGCGTTCGGTCGTCCTGTACATCAGGCCTTCACCTTCCTGCACCTGCAGAAACGGTGCCGTGGGAACGGGCCACCCGTGTAGGATTCGCCCTGCTGCTTGCACCAGTCGCAAGCTCCGGATTCGACCTGACGCCGCCACACGATGACGCCGAGCTTCTCCCCATTCCTCGTCATCGTGTTGTTGGACGTGCGGATCAGCATGTCGGATGCCGCTCCACCAAGGTTCTTCGCCGCACGCTCCTTCGCCAACCGTTTCTCGAAATCAGCGGCTGCCGCTTCGCTGTCGGTGCGGAAACCGGAGAGGATCGTGTTCACCGTCGCGAAGAAACCCTGATACGCGTCATAGCTGCTCAAAGTGATCACACTGGGATCCACACCAAGACTGGCGGCAGCGAAACTAATGAGGGTTGGAGAGGCTTTCCGTAATGTCTCCGCCATCAGACTGGTGAGGCGCAGACGCTCATACGTGCTCACCGTCCCGGTCTTGAGAAGGCTGACGGCCTCTTTGACGAACGCGGTGTCGGCTTTGCCCGCGAGCGCTTCCACACGGGATCCTAGGAGTTCTACATTTGCCATGGTCGGTTCCTTCTGATGCGGAAGGTGAGCATGCGCACGTAGTGCCAGCGTTCTGGTGAGTCTTCTCGCCCGGCTTTCACCGTGTCGGAGGAAACCTGCATGACACCGTTCGTCTGCCGTTTCAACCGGTCGCACAACGTTTTGGCTTTCATATCCATGTCGGATGCGGCGAGTTTGCTGTGGCTGACGCTTTCGACGCGGAACGTCTGGGTCTCCACCCAAGGGCTCACGTCATCGTTGTCTTCGAGAGTGACGAACGTTCTCTCGTTCTCCACTTGCGTGGAAACGGCAAAACCATTCTTCTTAAGCCATTCGTAGAGGAAGTGTTCGAAGCTCATTGCTTGGTCACCTCCACTCTCAGATCCCAGTCGGAAGTGAAGGAGGCGCGCGCGTCGACGCTGCTCACACGAAAATCGGTGCCCTGGATCGTCACAATGTCGCCAACCTCGAGAGCGTTTATTAGATGCTTGTATTCGCGTCGGAACAGCAGGGTCGCGGTTCCTGCGAGTTCGGTGGAATCGGTGGGCTGGTTGTTCTGCGTGGAGAGCCGGATAATCGCGGGTGCGTCACCATACGAGATGGCGGTAACAGGATCCCACTCGGAATCGTTCGCACCACCACTAGTGAGGGTGACGGGAATCTCCTGCTCTCGGAAGTATCTACTCTCCATCAGAGTCCTCCATATCTCCCAGTTGGGGTGGTATGAGGTTGGTGAGTTGTTCGGTCTGCGAGTATTCGCCCTGCAGCTCCTTGACGAGCTCGTCTGGCAATCCGGCCCATCGCAGGGCTGCGGGGCTGGTCTTGAGCGCGGGCAGCACACTGGCGAGCTTGACGAACGCGTCCGCCTGACTGTTCTTGCTGGGTGTGGCAGGCTCCGCCCATGACACCGTTGGTGTGGATTCGCCCATCATGTTTGCGTATGCTTGCGCTGCTTTGGAGATGGTGGGCGTGATGGAGGTTTCGAATCTGCTGATCTCCACCACGAGATCCTCCTTTGCTGCATACAATGCGTCGGCGCTGGAGGGATTCGTCTGAGCGACGCTGAGTTCGCTAGGGTCGATGTTGAAGCTGCTGGCCACATCGCGGGCAAGCTCGTCATGCTTCTTCGAGAACGGTTCGAGGCTTGCCTGGCTCAGTTCGCTGATGCTGAGCTTCTCACCGGTGATGGGATTGTTCGGCAACGCGATCATCGTGGTCAGTCCGGCGTTGAGCTTCTTCACTGCTTCGGCGGAACCGTCTGCGGAGAAGTCCTGCCAGATTCCGTTGATGATGCGCTGAGGGAACGAGTGGAACTCTTCGACGATTTCGGCGCGCTCCGCGTTCCTCGTGGCCCTGCGAATCAGTTTGCGGATGGCAGGAGTGATGCGGCTGCGCCCATAAGGGTGGATGTAATCAGGCTTGTTGAAGATGGAAAATGTGGTGAACGTGGTGGGCATCATGAGGTCGCCCTCTAGCAGGTAGAGAACGCCGTCGGGGCCGGACGCGCAGCGCGTCCCATCAGGAAGCTCCTCCACGTAACAGGTTTGGCCGAAGGAATCCTGCTTGGCTTTACCTAGCTCCGGTGCTGACACCCTGCACGAGTTCTCGCCAATAATGAGGGTGGAGTTGCCGAAGGTGACGCAGTCGTTCACCATCTGCGACACCGCTTCGCTGAAACGTGCGAACACCAGGACATCCGCGTTGGCGAGCTGAAGGATAATACGATCGGTGAACTTCTCCAATCCGATACGCGCCCAATCATTCGGAGCGTATTTCAACGCCTTCTTCGTCTGAGCGTTGCCGCCCAATCCCGTACCGTATTCAGCGTCGAGGAAGCGGCGAATGTCGTCTACCTCGCCATTCCAGTCGGCGGGTTTGATGTTGCGAGTCGTCGTCACAGTCCCACACCTTCCATGTAGAGGGTTCCGAACGATGCCGTGATACCGAGCAGCAAACGATCCTGCCACGTGAGATTGAACGTGTGAGCCGGCCCCGAAGCAGTGGGGAACGTGATGGATTCGGAGACATCGACGCGAGCATGACTACCGCCCACTGCCCCATCCGGCAAACCGGCATCGGTCTTCTCCATGACGCGTTGCACGAGGTTGAGGCAAACGAGTTTCAGATTCTCCGATTTGACCGACTCTCCCGTCTTGCCGGCCGCCATGAGGAGAGAGTCGATGAACAGGGACGCTTCCTCCAACGCCTGCTGAGCGGCCGAAGCGTCTGCGTCGCCCTCGGTGAAGGTGCGGCGCAGACGACGGCTCAACTCATTGAGCGAAGCGTAGGAAGAAGCGGCGGTGTTCTCGTTCATGGGGATTATTTGCCCGTTTCCGTGGTGGAGCCGGAACCGGCAGCCACCTCGACGGTGCCGTCAGGCAAACCGATGAGACGGTACGAGGTGCGGTTACCCTCATAGGCCATGCCCTGAACCGTGGCCTCGTAGACGACGATGTCCTCATCGCTGTAGGTGACGGAAAGAGCGGGATCCAGCTGAGCCTTCGGAATGACGAACCACATGGGTCGACCGTCATCCATCTTCGACTGGATAATGAACGGAAGAGCTGGCGGGGTACGCTTCATCTGAATGACCTTCGCCACCTTCTTCTCTGTGTTCACGACGACCTGCTCGTCGCCATGCAGGTAGCGGAGCACGTCGAGATCCGCAGCGGAAGCGAAGCGAATGGTGAACTTGTCAGAGAAGCTGGACACAGTGATGCCCAGACTCTTGCCGCCCCACACCTTCTTCTCCGTGGTTTCGGTTTCGGTCTCCTCGTCCAAACCATCGGTCGACCCCTCGCCCAGTCGCGTGTAAGCGGACTGCATGGTCTCATCCCAGGTGAAGTCCTCGGGCAGCTTCGCGCCCACGGTCTTACCTACCCAGAGAGGGCCTTGTTCCACGTCGCCACCGACGGCGGTGACGTCAATATCGTTGTGAGCCATTCACTTCTCCTTACTTGCTTTCCGCAGCGGCGGTGACGGTGATCTCGCTGGTTGCGGTTTTCTTCGAGTCCGCGTGCGAGGATGCGGTGATCGTCGCGGTTCCTGCGGCAACTCCGGTCACTGTTCCGTCCTTCACCGTGGCAATCTTGGTGTCGGAGGACGCCCATGTGACGCCGGTATCCGTGGCGTTCTCGGGTGTGATGGTGGCCGTCAGCTTCGTGGTCTTGCCGGCTTCGACGGACGCTGCCGCGTTATCGAGGGTTATTCCGGTCACGGCCACGACTGCCGGCGTCACGCTTTTGGGGCCGGGTCCAATGCGACGAAAGCGTCAGGGGTTGCGAAGCGGAAACCGACGAAGAACATGGCCTTGATGGTGACCTTGTCGGCCATCATCATGGTGTATGACGTGGAACCGTCCACCATGGTCAGCTGGATGTTGCCCGACACCGCGATGCGTGCCTGCGTGAAGTCGCCGACGACACCGACGTGACCGGCGTCCGCAACGTTGAGAGTGCGGAAGTAGGAGGGGATGCCTTCGAGGTTGAACCCGTCCTGGATGCCGTTGGCAACGTAGGAAAGACCGTTGTTCTCGGCACGGAACGCGGCGCGAAGGTCGGCCTTCACGCTGGTATCGAGAAGCCAGCCGGTCTCGTTGAAACCCTTCGAGTTCAGCGCGCTCAAAGCGTCGTCGTAGGAGGAGAGCTTTCCTGAGAGGGCAGTGCCAGCCGGCAGTGTGGAGAACGAGCTCCAATTCTTGTCAGGAATCCCGGACTTCAGGGTGCCGAAACCGCCCTGGTCGATGGCTTCGGCCAAAGCGAGGGGAAGACGGTTCTTCAACGCGTCGGTGAGAGTGGCCTCGTTGGCAGCATCCTTGTCGGAGAACTGGAGAACCTTGTACACGGGGTACATGTCGATCTCGAGCGGAGCGACGCTGTCGCCGGCAACGGTCTTCTGCTCCTGGGAGGGGAGATGGAAGCGGCCTGGCTCCTCGTTGTCGAGATAAGGCAGCACCTTGTCTCGCGAATCGGAGATGGTGATCTGCGGGGTGAGCTGGGCGAGAGCGGAAGACTTCTGCGCCTTGCCGATGATGTCTGTGATCTGCTCGCTGGTGAGCTTCAAGTCCATGATGGTTACCTCAAAAAAATAGACGGGGTTCACGAGTAACGAACCCCAAACGAATGGGATTATCTTCTGTTACCGTGAACCGCCGTCGCGTACCACCAAGTTTAGCCGAGAAGCCCCGTTTCTTTAAGCGTTCTGGCTTGTCTCCCTCTGCCGCAGAATCGAAGCGCCGATGGATTCCGAACCCTTCTGATCCACGCTCTCGAACTTGCGCTTGAGATCGCCCGACACCTGCGAGGCGGCGAGCTGCGCCTTCCTGTCGATCTCCGCCTGCAGATCAGCCGCCACCTTCTCCAGCTCCTCCTTGGTGGTGAACGAGTACCCCTGCAGCACGGTGTCACTGATGCCGGTGGCACGGGAAACCTCGAGCACCATGTTCGCCCTCTGCAACTTCTCCATCCCACTCTGAGCCTGCGCATACTTGTCGGTCAGTTCCTTCGTGCGCTCCCCCACCGCTTCGGTGATCCTGTCCTCCTTGAACCGGTCGAGACGCTCCTGAATCATCGTGTTCACCTCCTCCTCGGTGAACATCTTGCCGACAGGCTGAGCGCGCTGCTCCACGCCCTTGTCATTCTCCTGAGAATCCGGCGGCGTCTGCGCCTTGCTTTGTTCTTCCTGATTAGTGTTGTCGTCGTTAATGTTTTCCATTCCTGTTTCCTCCTATTTGCTTCGCTGCTTTTCCTTTGACCACGCTGCGCGCGGCCTTCTCCAGATTCATGAACCCCGGCTGCTCCACCCTCACGTTCGCCTGCATGACCTTCTGCACCGGTTTGCCCGCCAACCGTTCCGCCACATACCTCGCAGCGGTCTTGTTGTCCGGATCCAACGCATCCAAAGCGAGACGGAGCGCGATACGCTCCACCATCGGCATCACGCTCACATCGAGAGCCCGCAACTGGGATTCGTTCAACCTCATCAGACCGGCGAGCGCGTCATCGACGCCCTCCACCGCAGCATTCTCCTCAACGGCCACACGGCCACCTTCCTTTCACTAGAACACCAAAGCCGGAGCGGCCCTGGTCATCAACGCAGTCGGAGTCAACGCGAGCGCGAGCGCCTGCACCGCAAGCTCCGTCTCCCCCGTCGTGTTCTTCAGAATCGTGTTGCCCGTCTTCGAAGTTTCGAACCAGAAGCTGCCCAACGCCTCACGCATCCGCCAGTTGTCGAACACCATGACCTGCCGCGCCCTGACCTTCTCAGCGAACACGTTGTACTTGGTGCCCGCCATCACAGGATTAGGGACCCTGACCTTGCGGGCCAACCCTGGAGACGCCATGAGGATCTCTGCCAAAGCGGAACCCTTCCAGCTTTTCTTGATCGTCAGCGTGCGGATCATCCGCCCACGATTCACCAGCCACTGCGCCAACTCAGGCAGACCATGCGTCAAGTCGGCGGTGTGAATCAGCTCGAGGAACTTCCCGTCGAACGCGACCACGAAAGCGGTATCGACCTGATCCCAGATGCCGATGGCCATATCGAACACGTTCGCTGTGGAACCGGTCTTCGTCATCACCGCCTCCACCTCCTGAGCGCTCAGCTCGGGATCAGGAACGACCACCGTCTTCTCTATGGGCGGCCACGCTCCCAGCCGCTGCCGGCAGAAAGCAGCGTGGCTCATACTGCGCCGTTCCCGCTCCACCAGCCCCTTGAAATCGGGGATGCGTTTCCATGCGGGATTCGTCTTCTTCGCCAACGCCAACGTGGTGGGCATGTCCTCCGAATAGTCGCCGGCACCATAATCGACGAAGCGTTCCCTCTTCTTCCTTCTGGTGCGGAACGGTATGACCGCGGCGCGCGCGATATCGGCATCAGTGGGCGGCGTGCCCGTCCACAGTTCTCGCCGGTTCTCCGACGTCGTCATCAACGGGCTGATAGCCTCAAGCTCGATGTCATCCATCTTCTGAGCCTCATCGACCACGAGCAGATCCACCGTCAGACCGACGCCCGCGTCAGGAGAGCGCACGCTGAAACCGATGGTCGCGCCATTGTTGAACTCGACGAGCCTGTCACCCACATAGCATTTCTTCACATAGGGCTTCATCGCGTCAGACCTGCAGATCGCGAACATGCGGCGCATATTGTTCTTCACCTGCGACGTGTCATGCGCCGTATACAAGCTCGAGAAACCAGCCAAACCGAAAACGGCCATACACCCGTTGTCGACCTCCGTCTTACCGTTCTGACGCGGCACCGCCATCGAATCAATATCATCGGCAAGAAACTTCTGAATCATCTGCACCTGCCAGCGATCCAAATCGAAGCCCATCGCACTCGTCAGAAGCTTCGCATCCACCCGATCCATGAGCTAGCGGCCCCCATTCGAATCATGAGCTGCGTTTTGTTGCACGGGGGAGGTCGGTACGGCACTGTCATAAACGGTCGAGGGGCACTCCCCCTGGTGCAAGCCGACACGATTCTTGAGACGACGAATCCTTTTCAACAGCAGACGGACGTAGGCGCTATGTATGATGTTTTCCTCATGCAGACACAGCGTTACGGCCACGTCGTCGAGGAACGCGTCGACATCGTCGAGGTCATAGCCCTCATGGAAGAGGGAGCGGCGCACGGTGAAGGTGCGCTCGCGGATTTGTCGCGCGGTAAGTAGTTTCATTGCTTGTCTCCTTTGCTGTAGAGCCAGCCGACCAGGACGGTGGCGGCCATGATGATGAGTGCGAGTGTGGTGTCGTTCATGCGGTGGGCATCCAATCCCACGTGAAGTTCTCGATGAGCTTCGGGTCCACGTCGAGGTTCAGGGCTGGTGGCTTCCTGCGTTTGGGCATGAGGGGTGCCGTGTCGGTGATGGCTGCTTGCCTGCAGGTGTGTTCGGCCAGGTATTCCGCGCGCGGGTTGATGAGTCCGTGCAGGTCGACGAGGCGGGCTTGTTGGAGCGCTTGGTTCCAGATGATGCGCGTCAGCCCTTTGTGCAGGATGACCGCGGTCACCAGGTCGTCGCCGCGTACTGCTCCGGCGTCGTACTTCTCCTCGACTCCCTGGGCGCACACGATGACCCACTGGTTGCACGAGCAGCATGTGGCTGTGAGTTTCGCGTAGTTCCCTGGTGGGCAAAAGCGGTGGAGCCACCCGGGTTTCCTTGGTTGGCTCATCGTTTCGTCGTCTCCTTGCTGGTGCGCACGGCGGATTGCCAGATGGTTTCGAGTTCAGCATCCTTCAGTCCGCTGAGGTGTCCGCGCTGATACAGGTCCCTTCTGATCTGGGTCAGGTTCTGCGGGTAGTGGATGAGACGGCCGAGAGTCTGTTCGAACAGCGTGCTGTTGCGTTGTCCTTCGGGGATGGCGCTCATGTCTGGTGTGCCTTCGGTCTTCGAGTCGAAGAAGCGCAGCACTCCTGCGACGGAGGGCAAAGCGGTCGAACGATTTCCTTTCGCCTGTTCGTTCTTCGCTGGCGCTGGCTCATTGCCTTCCACGTAGCCGTTCGCTTCAAGCCATGCAACCAAAGCCGGGGGCATGGTGGGGATAGTGGCTTCTGGCAGGTCGAGGAGTTCGTAGTCTCCGTTCTCCGTGGTGGATCCTGCTCCGATGACGTAGCCGCGTCGTTCGGTGCGCACGTCGATCGGAATCCCATCGGGATGAACACTGTTCTTCAGTTTGCCGCGCAGTTCGGCGGGCAGCTTGTAGTAGGCGTGGGTTCCACCACTTGGTGTTCCGACGAGGTAGGTGGTGGGGAACGAGTCGCTTCCATAAGCACCGACCGCCAACTGCAGCAGGGTCCAGCCGTCCGGTTCCGTTTCGGTCTTGCCCATGTCCAGGTCGAGGATCGCGAAGCCAGGAGCGGGCACGACCGCATAGGCGGGTGTTTCGAGGATCTGACTGGTGTCGATGTTCGGGTTCTCGACCTGCCGTTTCCAGTTCCTCGCGATCTTGTGAGCGTCCGCTTCGACATAGTCCGCGTTGAATCCGAACTCTGCGAGAGAGGGGATGTCGCCTTCGATGGGTTTTGGCCGTAGGGTGATGGTCTCTTTGGTGGCGTCTTTGATGGCTGCTTCGGAGGCTGAACGGTAGGGGCTGAAGCGTTGCTCGTCGATGACCTTAAGGACGCGCTTGGCTGCTCCGTCTATCTTCTTGACACTGGACACAAGACCGAGCTTGTTCACACTGTTGATGTGATCGCCAGGTGTCTCACGGTAGGGGTTGTCTCCCGAGACCGCGTAACCTTGCGCGACGATCTCGTCGACGAGCCACTGCTCGGCTTGGCTGAGGTCGTTGCTGGATCCGATGACGACGTCGCGGTATGGTTCGTCGCCTGCCGTCTGCCATAGCTTGCAGCTGGCCATGAGGAACGGTGCGGCACCATACTGGCGGGTGAAGTCGAGCAGGTCATCGAACTCCTCCGGCTTTCTTCCATCCCTCATTCGTATGTAGACGAAACGGCGGGCGGAAGCGGCTGTCATGGTGGTGATGACGGGGTTGTTGGTCGCGATGACGAACACGCATTTGGGGGCGAAGCTGACGGAGTTCTCCTGGATTCGGCGGGCGATGACCGTATCCCCTGTGGAGATCTTCTTCAGCAGTGTCATCTGTTCCACGCTGATGGTGTCGGCGTCCTCGTCGAACGCCCACAGTGCGCCGATGAGCTTACCGGTCTCCTGTTCGGTGCCGAAGCCTCCTCCGCCCCTTCTGCCTCCGAGGAGGCGTTGTGCGTCGACGCTGGTGGAGAGGTCTGGGAAACTTCTGCGCAGGCTGCTAAGGAGGATTCCTTTGCCGTTGCCTCCGGCACCGTAGAGAACGTAGCTCAAGTGCTTGTAAGGTTCGAGCAGTGGAGTGGCGAACATTCTCGCCAGGTTCTGGGCGCTGTGTTCGTCGGCGGTGACGTTGCGGAGGAAGGCGACGGCTTTGCGGGCGAGAGTGGTGTCGTAGGCCATGACGCTTGATACTTCGAACGGCATGTCGAAGCCTTGGTCGCCTCTTTTGAGGCGGGTGATTTTCCCGTGTTCTCGAACGAAGGCAATGTTGTTGAATTTGATACCGTGGCGGATTCGGGACGGCAGTTTCATTGCTTCGATGCGGAGCTGCTGGTTCCATGGCAGGTAGGCTTGCCGGCTGGGTATGTGGTATTCGGCTTCGAGGGACGAGATGGCGTGCCAGGTTTCGAGGAGCTGGTTGCTGCCTGTTTCGTCGACGTCGCGCACATAGATGGTGTGGTTGTCGTCTCCGAGCAGGAGGCTGTTGATGCGCAGATCCCAGAGTGCTTTGGCGTATCCGTCGTGGAAGTATCGGGTGGGTGCTTTGTCTCCGTTGGGTTTGGTGGGAACGTGGATGCTTTGACCGGTTCGGTCGTAGAAGGTGTGGCGATAGTAGTTGTTGTTGCTTTTGCGCATTCCGGTGAAGACTTCCTGTACGCCGGCAGGACCATCGGGGATGGTGGAGCAGTGCCAGGCTAGTGGGTCGATTGTCATGTTCCCTCCTTTCGGAAGAATCGAGGGTTACTTGGTTACCGTTTTGCTACGGGTTCACTCTCATGTGTATAACTCGTGTTTTGGTTGTTGTTTCAACGTTTGAGGGGTATAGGTTACAGGGTTACACCTTTAGTGGTAGTTGTTGTTATATAAGTGGTGTGTGGGGTAGGCAATCGCGTGACCGAAACGAATTTTTCAAAACCGTTGGAATGACGCGGATTACACGGGTTACGAAACCTGTTACCTCTGTTACCTTCTGTTGTCAGTCATTCCATTGCTGGGTTTTCATGCTTCCTCTGGCGCGTAGATGATGCCGTCTGTGTTTTTGGTGGGGACGACTCGTGTGAGTGGGAAGATGCTGCGGAAGGCTGTGGTGAGTCTTTTGTAGCTCATGGGGCCTTTCATGCTTCCTGCTCCGGCGTGGATTCTCCATGGGTATCGGTCTTCTGTATCCCCGTCGTAGATGACGAGGAGTCCGTTGGTTGAGGTGAAGGCTTGTGGTGTGCCGAAGGTGACTGGTGGCCGTGTGGTGTTGCTCATTGTTCGTGTCTTTTCTTTTTGAGTAGTTGCATTCGTTCTTCTTGTGTGGTTCCTCCCCAGATGCCGGCTAATGGGTAGCCGTTGATTCTGGGGTGGGCGAGTGCGTTGGTGAGGCATTGTTGTTTGACGGGGCAGTGGCGGCAGATGGTTTTCGCCTCATGGGTGTGGCTGTTGGTGAAGAAGAGGTGGCCTTGGTTCTGACAGGCGGCTTGCTGCCGCCACTGCTGTGTCGTCATCGTGTTCAGAAGGCTTCCGCGGGGTCGGTGTTCTGCTCTGCTCGCACTTGGTCAATGATGGTTTGGATCTGGTCGGGGCGTGCTCCGGTCAGCCCTTGGATTTCGGGAATGGTTTTGCCTAGTACTGCGAATTGGCGGACTTGGTTCACGTCGAACGCGGGCTGCTGGGGCTGCGGCACGGTCTGCTGTGGGGCTTGTGGCTGCATGTAGCTGGCGGCTGGGTTCACGGCCGCAGGTGCTTGTGCTGGAGCCTGTGCATAGCTTGCCGCAGCAGGCTGCGAATTAAGGACTTGTGCCGCAGCGGATTCGTGTCGGATGACGTATTCGTACACTTTTGGCGGCTGGGGGGCGTTGCCGCGTTCTCCGTATCCGGTGAAGGTGGCGGTCATGGTATCACCTTTGACGGGTGAGCCGACGCCGGCTTTCTGGCATGCTGCCTTCAACGCTTTGACCTGGGTGCCCCAGCCTTTGATCCACAGGCTGCGTTGGCCTTCGTCGTCGGGACTGTCATGGAGGTTGGTTTGGAGGATGATGTGGATTTGGGTCATGGGTTTGCCGTCGCGCCAGAAGCCGGGTTCCTTGGTTTGGAAGTCGTGGTATTGGGTAACTTCGACGCTTTCCACGGTTCCGGTCACGGTTGCTCCCACCGTGCTGTCAGCGTTGAAGAAGCCTCTGGCTCCTCCGGAGAGGATGCTGTCGAGTCCTGGCAGATTCACAGACTGCTGCGGTGCTCGTGCCGTGGGCTGCTGGCCGTAGTTGTTGGGTTGGTTGAACATGGTTGTTTCTCTTTCTGTTTGTTATTTGGTTGTTGGGGTGTAGGTGGCTTCGAGGAGTTCGTTGAACATCCGGTAGCGTTCGGGCATAGGGAATGCTGGTTGCACGAAGTCGCTGGTGAGCGCGCTGGCTTCGGCGGCGTCCCAGAATCTGGAACAGTCGAAGCAGTGGGTGCTGGTCCTGGGGAGCCTGCGGATCCATTCATCGCGCATGCTGGTGCCCGCTTCGGTCTCGATGAGGTCGAGGAGCGTGGCAAGCAGGTTCGCACGCCGCAGCGCCCAATAACCCGGTTCGGGGTCGAAAGCGAACTCCAACGGATACGCGTCGTCCAATGATTGGCCTGTCTTGGCGAGGAAGAAGATGCAGGAGCGCTCCACGCTCTCGCCCTCATTCATCAGACCGATGCCGTAGAGGCTCGCTTGGATGGCGTAGGTCTGGCTCGCACCGTTCGCCTTGGCGAGTTTGAGCGTGGTGGGTCCGACGACTTTCCAGTCGATGGTGGACTTGGTTTTGCGATCCCACAGGTCGATGTGGCCGATGATGTCGTAGCCGTTGTTGAGTCCGCTCAAGTGGCCGACGGTGACCTTGTATTCCGGTTTCCATCGGAGCGTATTCGAGTCGGTGTCCATCAGGGAGCCGTTGAGATCACGGAACAGTCGCTCGTGCTTCTCGTGGACGCTGGTGCCGACCCATGGGATCCATCCGTCGCTCGTGTCGTATTGGTCCCAGCCTGCGAGTTTCGCCGCGAGGCAGTGCAGGCAGTCGGTGCCGAGTTCGCTGGGCCCGAGTTCCTGCTGCAGGCTGCGGGGCTGGTTCGTCATCGCGTCCCGCAGAATTGATTTGATCTCGGTCCATTCCATGGGTTCGGCTGATGCCGAAGCCTGCTCCGTTTCTGTTGGTGTGGCACCAAGCACGGCAGCCACTTCTTCCACGCTGCTCATGGCTACTTGATCACCACGCTTGGCTTGCCCTGCACTTGGAATTGTGCGAGGTCGTTCTCGCTGATGGCCTTGCGAATCTCGGTCGCGTTGGGTTGCACCTTGTAGTAAGCGGGGTATTGTGCCGCGGGGAAAGCCGCTGCGAATTTCTTCGGATCAAGGCGGCTGGCTCCGGGCCTGACCTGCACCTGTAGCTTGCCGGCAGCATACGTGCCTGGCTCATGGGCGGCGAGGATGCGGGACTTTATCTCGGCGATCTCCGCTTCGCGCTCCTCGATTTCGGCCTGCAGGGTGACGATGCGGCGTGACTGGGCGATGAGCTCAAGTTCGCTCTCCTGCGCGCCGATCTCATCAATCGGTGATGGTGTGGGTGTTGTCATCGTGTTTCTTCCTTTCCGGTAGTGCGAATCTGGTCTTGTGCCAGCCGGTCTTGTGTGATCTGGTGACTTTGTTCGCTTTGTGCTGTTCCATTTCCTCGATGCAGTCGTCGAGGTTCTTGTGCGCAGGCCCTAGGGGCCCGCAGGTGGGGCAGTAGGATTGCCAGCCGGATATCACCGTCACAGAGCCGTTTCCTCGCTTCCCGCGACGGTTACGGCGTCCTCCGTCTCAAGATCGTCGATGGTCTGCTGCGTCTCTTCGACGCTTGTAGTGGTGGTGAGGCGGGTGTCGGAGTCGAAGGGGTTGCGTAGCAGCTTGCTGACCGCGGCGCCTTCCTTGATGACTTCCTGGCAGATGTCCATCGCCTTGCTGAGCACGGTCGCCTGGCGTCCGAAGATGCCCTTCTTGTCGTCGGCGAACGCTTTGTCGGCGGCGTCAATGAACCCGGCTGCGGCGTCGCTGATCTTGCTGGCTTTGACGACGAGGCTGGCGAACACGGTGGGCATGTCCTCGTCTTCGATGAGGGTCTGCACGATCGCCCTGGGAGTGGTTGCCATGGTTATTTCTTTTTCTGTTGTTGGGTGCCGTATTGGATGTTCTGCGGCAGGTCGTTGGTGATGAAGACGTCGATGTGGGGGTCGTAGGGTGTTCCGTCGAACGTGGTCAGCGGGTCGTCGCCGTGACGTTTCCTCTGCCCGCGTTTGCCGGGCACGGTGAGGCTGGGCAGGTGCTTGTTGGTGAGGCAGCGGGTGATCCACCCGTCGTCGGTGAACGCCTTGTGGTTGAGGGCGTCGCACACGAGCTTCTCCAGATTGTCGAAGTCCTTGGTGCGCCGGGTACTCATCCAGAAGTCGAGCTTGATATGAATCTCACCGGTCAACGGGATCCCGTTCAGGTAGTGCTTGTGGAATGCGGCGAGGACTCGTTTTTCGGCTTCGTGGGTTTTGCTGGGAGTGTAGGCGTGGCCGCCTTGGGCGAAGCGTGGTCGGCTTTTCGTCTGGGGTTCGCCTGGGATGGTGAACATGTAGCTGGTCATCGCGTCTCCTCTGTTCCTTCGATGTTGTCAGCCCAAAGCCAGAGCAGGATCGTGCCCGCGAGCATCAGAATGACGCCTGGCATCCATTGCCATGGGTTCGCGTCGTAGACGCCGACGCTGGCGAGAGCGAAACCCAATCCGAATGGAACGCTTGCAGCCAGAGTCTTCATCGTTCCTCCGCAGTGCCGTTGTAATGCCTGCTTTTCGCCCATGCTTTGACTTCGTCGGCGTAGTAGAGAACCTTGCGCCGCGTGGGCTTAAAGAAGCTGGGGCCACGTCCCTCATAGCGGAGCTGGGCGAGGTGACCGCGGGTGAATCCGGGCAGATAGGCGAGTGTTTGATCGATGTTCCACAATTCCGGTTCCACAGTGTCTGGTGTTGATGCCATTGGTTTTCCTTAAGAGTGTTAATTTCCCTCTCGTCGCGGCAGTGAATCGTTGGGTTTGTATGCGCCGTGACAGCCGCAACGGAGGGGATTCAGTTATGAGTCTCTTCAACTTCCACGCTTTTCTGCATGGCAGGTGAGGAAACGATGAATTGAACAGAAACCCCAAAGTGCTCAGACAGTTTTGATACTTCGTCGAGAGTAAATTTGCTTTTCCCCAGCAATCGGCGCTTTAATGTAGAAAGCGAGATTCCAGTTGCTGCAGAAAGTTTTTCGATACTTTCTCGACGAATGCCAAGCAATCCTCTGGTATTCAGAATCACGTTGTGATTTGGAGTTTCGTAGTTCATGTGAACTAGTTTTAGTTCATAGAAACTATCCGTGTCAATATTTGACCATTTCGGCGTGTCGTGGAATAATTTAGTTCATGAAAAAAGTTCTCTCCACCTTTGGCCAGTGCACTGCAAAGATCATGAAAAGCAAGCTCGCACTATCTGACCTCAAGCAGCAAGAAGTCGCAGACTCAATAGGTGTTTCACAATCCCAGTTTTCAAAAATTCTCCGCGGTGAAAGATCGCTTGACGTCGATCTCATGGCTGGATTCTGTGACTGCCTTGGCCTTGATATGCGTGGATTCATTGACGAGGTAGAAGAATTAGTTACGAATTACATGGATGCAGATCGTTTTACTCCTGCATCAAAATTCCGCTATGCAGATGAAGGCATGAAAGAAAATAAAGCCTTTGATTATGTGAAGAGATCTGGACCGACATACTTTCAACAAAATCAAAAATCTCTCATTGAGAAAAGTCTTCTGACTGCCACGGGGGAATCCAACGAAAGTAATGCACCATCTTCTGATGAGTCTGATGCTGAAGCTATGCTGAAAAGCTTTTCGGATGGAGACAGTAAATCACTCGGATTGGCGGCATTGCACGATGAGAATCAGGAACAGGAAAGCCAGGGCGGCGACGGACGCTGACAACGACTGGTCGACGTTGACCTATCAGCAGCTCGTTTTGCTCGCCCAGTCACGCGGTATCCGCGTCATGGAATACCACATGCCCGACCTAATGAGCGGACTCTACTCCGACAAACTTGGCATGATCCTCATACGCTCCGACCAGCTCGAACATCAGAAACGAGTCTCCATCGCTCACGAGCTCGTGCACGCAGAACGCCACGACGGAGGGTGCGCCAGCCTATCGTCCAAACAAGAGATGAAAGCGCGAAGAGAAACCGCTCTACGTCTTATCGATGCTCTTGAATACGCGACGGCGGAGCAGCTGCACGAAGGTTGCGCCTACGACATCGCATGCGAATTAAACGTCACCGTGCAAACCATCCGCGACTATCAGCGGTGGTTGGAGTCACAGCCGGCAGAATCACGCTCAACTGTTGGTCGCATCGCCGCTTGATGCTAGGACCACATTCATGTAATACCCCTCATCGTCTGAGGTCACTCTTGTGACGAGTGCGGGCATGGTCTGCCCCATATGGGCAAGCAGCCATGTGTGACCTGACATGCGAGCGCTCGTTTCGAATAATCGTGTGCCCGTATCCGCGTCGGACACTTTCACGTGCGGTTTCGCGGATGACCCTTCAGGTGTGGGGATGAGTTCGAGATACGCAGTGAACCTCTTCCGATCTCCTCGACCAAGATAGGCATCCATTTCCTGTTGAATGCCTCCGTTATTGAGTGAGACGAAATCCTCGTTCTCCGTCAGTTGAGTCGGATGCCGGTGCAAGAGCTCTCCCGCGATTCTTTGAACTTCGCTCACTCGGGTGGAGGGTGCGAGCGCTCTGATCTCCTGATGGGTCCTGTCGTACCATCCCAGGTGCCGCATCGTGATGGAGTTGAATCCGTTCGAGCGAATCAGCCGGGCGAGGTCTTCGTTGAAGGAGACGCCGAAGGGGACGCCGTTGAAGCTGAAGGCAATGCCATCATCCTTATTGCTGTCCCATGTTCCGCCGGTCGTGCTTCTCAGCCTGACCCTGCCGGTAGGAATCCCTGCGACGAATTCGAAGCCCTGCTGCAATTGCATGAGAGGCTGAGGGTCATACACGTAGACCTTGTATTCGATGTCGCCACTGACAAGATTCTGCTGTTGCGTTTGTGCAGGTCGTTCGCGTCCGAAGATCTTTGATAGTAATCCCATATTTAAATGTTACGCTCGGAAATTCTTTCGCCATAGCAACCGAACTCGGCATCACCGTCCAATGCGTCCGCGACTACCAGCGTTGGCTTGAATCACAGCCAGCAGAATCACGCTCAACTGTTGGTCGCATCGCCGCCTGACGCGCAGAGCCTTGCCCCGTATTTTGCTCTCGGCTTCTAAAATGCCCCTTTCGGTGCAACGGTAGGCATGACACACGTTTTGCTTTCGGGCGCCCAAACTGCCTATTATTTACATACCAAAAACTTCAGGGTGTTTTGGTGGTTGGGGTGGAGCTCCCACTGATTCTCTGGGTATCTTCTGTTCTAGAAGAGACTAATGGGGGAGAATGTGGGAGTTCTCCATATTCTTCATATTCCTCTCATATTCAGAACGATATCGAAGAAAATCATAAATTCGAATACTACGTTTTAACTCACTGTTTATCCTCTTATTGGAATTTCCTTCTATCTGCTTCATATACTCTTGTTTTAATAACTCGCTCAACTCATCAAGATTTATCTCATCCGCATTAAGCAGATGGACTTGCGCATATGCTTTCTCTCTATAGGTTTCCACAACACAAGCTATACTTTTCTCTTCCATTCTTCCCCTCTGGGAACGCACACCCATACGAAGAGATTTGTTCCTATATGAATCAATACTCGTTCGTTTCCCTATTTCCCCCTCAATTCTCGTACCCACCGGACCAAGAGCCTGAGAAAGATATTTGAACATAGGCAGTCCGCCAGAATTCTCTTTTAATGCATTCTCGAGATAACTGCTCACAACAAGTTTCGGATCAAATCCTTTGTTGTCGAAGAGCGCATCCTCGTACATGTCATCCGGGTCAACAGGCTTCCCATATCCGGAGAGAGACAATCCAAGTACGATGGGCTTGTTGGGAGGTAGTTTCGATATGTTCGCGAACTGCGTCATCACGACCTTCGTGGGCTCTCTCGTGACCACAGCCTTGTATATCTCCTTCGTCAATTGACCGATGACTCGTGGCGCATACAACTGTCTGCTCGCACCTATCGCCTTGTAGATAGGGGTGAAGTCGTCTGTCTTTATGGACGACATGGAAATGACAGTCCCACCACCCACGCCGAAAGACGAGCTCCCGATCACGTGCTCGCTCGAATGATCCACGAAGAGGAACCGACTCGCGAACTCTGCCGCCCTCGTCGGCCCAGCGATCTTCGCCAGCGCCGCAAGTATGGACTGCACGTTCTCATCATTCATCGAGTATCCAAGGAAGATAATGGGGTATTCTCCGAATATGGTTAGGATCTTCGAGTTCAGGTACTCTCTCTTGTCTTCGAAGTTCTCGTAATCTTTTTCGGTGAGCACCAAGGTCTCAGGCAAGGAAATGGATCCGTGTATCTTGAAGATTTCCCCGATGTTGGAAGGGGAGGAGAAAAGCAGCTCTTCCTCGCCGACATAGGTGGAGTAGCCAGGGAAGACAACGCCCTCCAGAAGATTGTCATAGTTCGTCGTGATCGCTCCCGCGATCTTGTCGGACGCCTTTTTTAAAACCTCAAGCTCCTCAACCTGCGCAGAGGGGGCGGCCGCAAGCAGATGCTCCGCTATGTACATCTTCATCGCGGAGACGCCCGCCTCCAACTGCTGCCCGTGCTCGTCAGCCCAATCTGACATTTTCGGCGTTCTGAGCGATTGGATGAAGTCCTTCTCCATCAGGCTTGCGATTCGAGGGAACAGTAAATCCTCTCCGTCCGCCTTCGCCTCCTGCAGGTAGATGCGGTATTGGCTCATGGGTGCGCCCACCGTGTCGCATACCCATTTCAGCAGATCCTTCCAGCTCTCCGTCTCCATGTATCTTCTGGAGATGCCGGCACCGACGAAGAGGTAGGGCATGGTGTTCGCATCATTCAGGAGTTTGGTGACCTTATGCTCCACCCGCTGGTTGAAATCTTCTTCGTTCGCCATCGTTTCCCCGAGCCTCGCCGCGTTTAGGACATTATCAAGTCTATGCGCCGCATCGTATCTTTGAGCTTCCGGGCTTATATTCAGTAGGTTAATTCTTTGTCTATGTTGTTTCTTGATGGAGGTGGATGATGAAGTTCGGTATGAGGAAGCCTAGTTTGAAGCGGAGTCTGAGGGCTCGCACGACGGGGAAGGCGAAGCGGCGTGTGAAGAAGGCGCTGGTTACCGGTTATGGGAGGAAGGGCATGGGTTGGGTGAAGAGCCCGAAGCGGGCTGCTCGGAACAAGGTGTATAAGAAGACGACGTTCAGCTTCTGGAGCCTGTTCAAATAAGGGTTTGTGGGGGTGAAAAAATTCCCCAAAAATTCCCCATTTGATTCATATTCACCTGATTTATATGATTGAGCCGTATCCAAAGAATCCAGCAATTGCAACGTTCAAGGCAAAAACCGTTGGAACGGTAAGGGCTCCCCGGGGGTTCAACTCCCCCCGCGCGCACCATACATAGCCGCTCTGAACGTTGG